AGTGATCTAGTCCTTCACGGCTAGACTTATGGAAAACATCAATATGTTCTGGATGGATAGTTGAACCAAGTTCCAGTTTATAAAGGAATAGGGGTATGGCGTATGTTTTTCCTGCATTGTAAATAAGGTCATCTGCAACGGCACGAGGGCGCACACCATTGTCCAACTTAAACTTTTCGCCACGACAATGGAAATGCATCAATTTTTCTGCGTACCTACGATTGATTACAAAGCAGGCAGTAGAGTAATCATCCACATATCGAGGATGAATGTTGGCAACTAATTTTCTTGGATTGATAACTGCAATCTGTAAACAATCCCAATCATATGGAACACGGGACATGAATTCCCTCCAAGAGAAAGGCCAATGTTTTACAGCACAGAAGTCGCAGTCATCTTCCATGAACACACCATAAGGTGCGTCCGTTGTTTCATACCAATGTTTGATGGCTTTGAGATGAGATGTCACACATCCAATCTCTCCAGAAGAGACGGCGTTAGGATACCTACCAGAGATAATCTCCGATAGGTCATTCACTCTACCATCAAAGGCAGAAATGCGTTCATAGTTTTCAACTTGCCAATAGGTAAGTTGATCCTCCATCCACTCCCATCGTTCTGGTTGTTCATCCAGATTGATGATGTAAAGAGGACCAAAGTCCTTGAGTTTGTATGCAGACTTATTACGATCCATGTTTTTCGATCACCTTCTCAACATTAGGAATGTAGTGTTTTTTAAGGACTTCTACCCAATCAAACTTTTTAGCATACTCACGGATTTCATCACGGTGTTTTACAGAGTATTCTCTGTTCTTAATGATCTCTTCTTCAACGTAGTTGATATCAGTGATCTTATCTTCTGGAATAACCGTAATGAATTCTTTCTCAGTATCAAGGTTAGCCTTACCCCACTCACATACTACCACACCAAGTCCAGAAGCCAAAGCCTCCATACAAACAAGTGGATGAGCTTCACCATCTGACAGAAGAACTAGGTTTCCATACTCGGTCAATTCATTATAAAGTTTATCTTTAGACCATTCACCAAGATAATTCTTAGAAGTATTAAACTTATCATCAGCAAGATTACCTGCATACCAGAGACTATCAATACTCTGGAACAGATGTTGTCTCTTACGATAATCGATCTTCGCAAGGTAGATACTACGTTCAGGATACTCAGGATCTGTGACGTAATTGAATTCGTTGTAGTTCACTCCATTGGGGGTAACATACGTGTTATCTCTTGGAACATCAAACATTACGTTATAGACCTTTTGAATGCCTCTAGACAGACAGAAGATATTTGGTTTTACACGCACAAACTCATTCGCTACATTGATATAACCATTGAACATCTGTGGACGTTCTAGATATCCAAAGTGACTTGTAATTGCATTTGGATATTGAATATATGGAACAATGGGGATAAACTCATCGTAGTGTACATGAACAAAATCAGGGCGAAACTCATTGATTTCGTTGATGATCTGTCTTGCATCTTTGGTGTTTACAATATGGACCTTATGGCCCAGTTTTTCAAGTGCAAGTTTTGTATCCCAGATTAGGATCTCACATGCACCCCAACCCGTAGGTGGGATGGGCATAATTCCAGGGCCAATAAGTACAATTCTCATTTTAATTTAGAAACGTAATCAGAACAAACTCCATAACAATTGGTGGCTTTTAACATGTCCCAGTCCATGTTATTCCACTCTGGCATAACAATCACAGTATTCTCTGTGTATGTTTTACCAGGGTAGGCCCAAATGTTTTGTTTACTAGTTAGGGTATAATCATCCTCTTGATGCCAGAAGTAATTGTATCCACTGGTCTTGGTAGAGAACTCATGAAGAGTTGTGATATCTTTACAGTGAATCCAAAGATGATCGGATTTACCAGCCAACCACCACCAAGTTACAGAATATTGTGGTTCATCATGACCCAACCACAACCAACCTGTTTTAGGATCACAACGAACATCAACTTCTACATCATATCCACGTTCAATACACTCAACAATCTGTTGTGGACTATTCTCTGTTGATAGATCTGGACCATTTAAATTGGCCCTATGGGCAATCAATTTCATCCAAACATTTCCTCAAGTGTTAACTGATACTCAAACAATTTGTCAACGTCACCTCTACCTTCATTGTCTCTTACAACACGAACAGGAAGTCTTGTAGGGACAACATTGGTTGATCCATGAACATGAAGATAGTTGAACATTTTTAGAGGCTCATTGAGAGAAGGGCCCCAAAGTTCGTGGTTATGTTTTTCAACTAAACTATCTACGTTAGAATATACCTTCATTGTATCCAGATACTTAGGTCCAAAGAAAAACAGAAGATCTGGAAACCTAGGATGATGATCTGAAAGATAGAACATATCGTTCTTCAATTCATTCAAATTAGGTAAACGATAGATTAGATTATCAAGTCTGGAAAGAATAATAAAGTCATACTCGTCTTTATATGGATCTACCAGATTGCAGACACTCTCAATACTATAAAGAGAAGAAAGAATGTTGTTATAGTTTTGATCATTCCAACCGTCTTCTGGTGAAAAACCTCTACTGTTAATGAGTTTTCTAGATCTTTCAGAGAAGGCAAACTTTTGAGGTTTTTCAACCTTCATCACCTTTGGGTTATAAAACTCTTCAATTAATTGAGGAGAGTTTGGTTCAATGGGGCAAGATGAAATCCTACTCCACGTAGAAAATTCATACTCAGTTTGTTCTTCATCAAACCAAGTATGAACATAAACATCAGTCTCATACTTATTGAGGATTTCTCTAGTATGAGATTTCAGTGGAAAAGGATTTTTTAAATATCGTGGTTGACCATGAAACAGAAGAGCGACTTTCATCAAACGTCACCTTTATAATGTTCTAGGAAATAGTTGAGATCTTCTGGAGTACCAATACCCCACATACCATCCTTATCAATCTCTTTAATACGGATTTTCTTGCCATCACCGATGGCTTCATTAAAGACTGGACAGACATAGAATTCATTGTTCACACGAATATCTTTGTCAATCATTTGTTCTGCGTACTTAACGTAATCAGAACCTTTTTTCCAGTAATAGATACCCACCGTTGCATGTTCAGAAATGGGTTTCTTCTCAGCAACCTCATTGACATATCCATCCTCACCTAATTTAGCATAAGACCACTTAGGATGAGTTGCGGGGAAAGTGATGATACCACCATCGATACCATCATTCTGGAAAGCATAGAGAGTTTCGTTACTATCCCACTCTACGAATTGATCAGAGTTAGCCATGATCAAAGGTTCATCATTGTTGATAAACTCTTTAGCAAGAAGAGTGGTACAAGCAGCTCCATCAGTAATGCCATCTACCTGAACAATATTACACCCTGGGGCAATAAGAGGCAACAGATAGTTAAGATTGTATTGTTCGTAGTGTTCCTTTTGAACAATGAATGTGTAGTTGGCTTTGATGTTCAGGTTCTCAACTACAACCTGGATCATTGGTTTACCTTTGACTTCAATCAAAGGTTTAGGGAACGTATAACCCTGAGAGGCAAATCGACTACCACGACCAGCCATAGGAATGAGAACATTCATGGTTTTACTCTCCCATGCAACTTTTTGTTTTGTTCCATTGAGTATCTTTTTGATACGATCAATTTTAGATTGATCCAAATCTTTCCGATCATCCACAGGAACAAGATGGCACTTACTATCCAAAGCACCTTGACGACCAATATGACTATCTTCAATAATAACAGTGTCATTAGGAAGAGCTCCAAGTGCAATCATGCACTTCCAATACATTGCGGGAAAGGGTTTGTTGCGAACCACGTCTTCATTAGAGACGTACATATCAACAAACTCTAATACTCCTAATCTTAATAAAATAATTTTAACAGTATTCCTAATAGAATTAGATGCAACTGCAATCTTATATCCAGCATCCACAAGTTGTTGGAAGTATCCCATCAACTGATAGTCCTTCGCAACACAGTCGTTGAAGATCTTGAGAGTGGCTTCTTGTTTCTCCTTCCAGATAGTATCGTACTGATCTACAGGAAGACCTTTATTCTTAGTGAGAAGTTCTAGTTTAGATTTGGTTGGAAGACCATCGTAGATACTTACATGTTCTTCTCTTGAGATGGCATACTCAGGACCAAGAGCTTGGTTTAGAGCTTCATAGTGATAATCTTTACTATCAATTAATACACCATCAAGATCAAAAATAACAAGTTTTGTCACATGTCCCTCCAAAGGCGATAACCAAATTTATTCTTTGTAATTGGCAGTTTATGATGTTCCTGTGCGTTCCAACCTATTAAAGTTTCTGGATTAATTGCAGCTCCCTCCTCAATGATTGTCTCAAGGTTGCTGCAAACACTGAGATATTTATCCATCAGTTCAGAGGAACCAAATGCAAAGTGATCGTTAATCCCGTAATCCAAATGAGCATACTCATCAAATACATTAACAGTGTTGAGGTCATAGTCATCTAGAGGGCCAATATCTTCAAAGAAATATTCATCTGTTCTCAATCTTACCACACAATCATACTTAAAGTTATTATCCTCTTCATACTTCTTCTTAAGATCATTAGCCTTTTCAAGACTATAGAACATAGAGATAATATTATTCACTGGATGAGGAAACCTAGGATCTGGTTGCCACTCGCACATAAACTCTTTTGGTTCCTCAAACTCTAGAGCCTTTGGTTCCCACTTCTCCTCCATGAAAGGAATAAGATCTGCGTCCCACTTACCACGATCTTTATACTGATCCCAGAAATAGGCACCTACCCAACTCTTGTCATACCAGACATGAGCAAAGACATCCACTTCCCAGTCTGGATTGGCCTCATAAAAGTTCAACCTATGGTTTTGATAACACTCTCTCAGGTGTCTAGGTTGTCCAGAGTAAATTAAAGCAAGTCTTTTAGTTTGGGTCTTCATTGTTTCTTACAACAAAACATGGCATGTGGATAGGATCAAGATCAGAGTTTGAGAAATATCTTTGATAAGTAAACAACTTAAAACATTCTCCATAAGCACCAGGCATTTTAGATACATCCTGGATACATCTTTCACTCATCATATAGGAATAGATCTTATTAGTCTTCAGGAACTTAGTTCCCATGATAAAAGCAAGATCTGGAAAACCATTGTGATGGTTTGAGAGGTAATACTTACTCGTATTGAGTTCGTTAAAATCTGGGAAGTATTGAATGTTAAGGTCTGTTCTCACCAAGACAATAAAGTCATGGCGTTCTCCACCTTCAGAGAGATATTGTTCGTAAAGTTCTGATGTCTTCTCAATCGAATAAGCCTGAGATAAAAAGTTACTCAGATTGTTTCTGGTGAATCTACCTTCAGCTTGAAACCTTTCGGTTATAGCATTATATAGGTCTTCATTGGAGAAGGGTTTGGATGGTTGCGTTAAAAGTTTGAGGGGACTATATCTTTCTTGAATTACATCAATTGCATTCTCAGTAACCTTGAGTTTCTGTTCATCAAGGAAGGGGTGGAATGTACCACCACCTTCCCATTTTGAGTATGAATAACTATTCTCATCTGGAGACCACCAGATATGCGAGAAGACATCCGTTTCATACCTATCAAAGATGAACTTTTTCTGTGACGCAAATGCGTGTGGATTGTCTAGAAATCTAGGTTGACCAAAAACAAATACAGCAACTCTCAAATCACGATCTCCTTAGCGACTTTCTTCACAAGACCTTCAATATCTAGGTTAGGTTCCCAACCCAGTTCTTTTTTAGCCTTATCATAGACGCCCTTAGAAAACCGTGTAGTTTCCTTGGCAACTATTTCCTTACTAAGGGGATATGCACCTTCAAAAAGATTTGGATAACGATCCCAGAGTTCCTGTGCATCCTTGTGAGCGAGAGGCAGATCAGTCTCTAAGGCTTCACGAACCCACTCACCAATCTGATTAACACTGCAGGTAATCCCAGTGCAGACATTGAATACATCATTAGGTTGTTTTTGAATACAAACCTCAATCATGTCACGAATGTCATCCACATGAATGAAGTCACGAACTTGAGAACCATCACCACTCAGGACAGGACTACGACCTCTCTTAAATTCACGAACAAGGAAATTAACCAGGGGAGGATTAGGACGAGTATGATCTCCCTCTGGACCAAAGACATTGAAGAAACGAAGAACACCAACCCTGATACCGTAGTTTTCAGTGTAGGCATTGATCAGATCTTCGGCCATCTTTTTAGAGAGGGCGTAATAAAGAGTTGGATTAATCTCTAGATCTTCATGGAAGTTCAATGAGTTAGTATTCTCATAGACTGCACTAGTGGATGCATGAATGAGATAGGCTTCACTGTGTCTGGCAAGTTCCAACATGTTGGATACACCTACTACATTAATGCGAAGACAGTCAGCCTTGTTGGTTTCGCAATCGGGAAGAGATGAGATGGCAGCTAAATGAATGATTACATCCCATGGTTCCATCAAATAGGTATTAACGAAATTCTCATCTTCGATATCACCGACGATGACTTTACTCCTAATCCCATTAATATTTTCCAACCGACCATTCCTGAAGTTGTCAACTCCAACAACTTCATATCCCTGATCTTCTAGATGCCGCATAAGGCCGCATCCAATATTACCAGCGGCACCAGTTACTAAAATTTTCTTAGGTCTCATAAGAACTCCCGTAGATTGTTATTGTTTCGTGGAAGATTAATTGATCCACAAGAAGGATAGGGATTGGAAGTGGCAAAATCATTGATGACAATACGTTGACTATGAGGCAATCCCATAACAAGTTGATGATATTTTACACCCTTCAATTCTAATTCATCAATGGTAATTTGTCTAGTTTTTTCAGGACGACTTGTTGTGAGAACAATATATGTTCTGTCCTCACCATACAGGTAATTTAAGTAATCAATATTTTCTTGAATGGGCTCACCATCCCCAATATAAGGAGGAAAGTGTAATGATGAATTTGTTATCAGAGTTCCATCAATATCACAGAACAAAGTCTTATATGTGTTCTTATAATTCATCCAGACATCTTTTGTTCCCCAATCTTTGAAGTTAGATGTCTTAAGAGAATTAAAAGGGTGACCATCCAACATCATTTCAAAGATCACATGACTGATGTAACACTCACCAGGCATGTCTCTGATCGCCTCAAAGGTGTTGCAGAAATGTTTCGCACAATTGAACCCATAACCACCAGAAGAGAAGGTAGAACTGATAACTTTCTTCTCTACAATGTTTGTGACAAATCCAAAATCATCGATTGTGATATAACTCTTTGACCTTGCATTGATATTATCCATATCATTTAAGTCAAAGAATGCGACTTGATTATTTGTAGAGGTCAATTCACATTCGTAATATCCATCACTGTCTTTGATGAAGATGAATCCTTCAATCTCATCCTGTTTAATGGCCTGATATACAGTCTCCGATTGAGATCCAGTAGGTTTCTCTAGAAAGATAACAGAACTCTTAGTCTCTAACCCAAGTTCTTTAAGTTCATCCATAAACCCATCGAAGAACTGATACTGTTCCTGATGTTCTTCAAGGCAAACAAACTTAATCCTATCAAAGAACTCAAGATTAAGACCTGAGATGGCTTCACTCACCATCAACCTATTATTTTTTGGATGAGTCAACATCCATTTGGGTCTAGTACCAGGAAATCTACTAGATCGTCCCGCCATAGGAACAAGTAAAGTCTTCATATAACTCCGTATTTTCTATTAGATAAGATAGGATTGACTGATGAGATGGGTCTTTGAGATATGGTTGTATACGCAATAAGTTTACAACGTCTAAAACATCAAACGCAAGGGTATTGATATATTCTTTATATCTCTCCTCTATGTTCTTCCAAATATAATTTGTAGATTGATATAATCTAACGTTCATACCATCATGAAGTTTAATTGACCAGTGGTAATAAAGATCTTGCTTTAGTTTACAGAGATCAACCAAAAATGTATCAACAAAACTATCCAAAAAATCAATAAGATATAACTTTTTCTTGTGAAACAATATGTTTGTAAAGGTTAAGTCCCCATGACAAAAACTCTTTGGAACATTATAGTCAACATCAAGTGACTTTAGATATTCGACAAAGGGTGTTTGTTCAAGACTATCTAATTTATGGATAACTTTTGACTGAATGTTTTGAGTTCTGGAATGTTCAATCAAAAACTCAAAGTATTCATGCAGACCGTCACAAATAAAATCTAATTGTTTTACATCTGCAGTGGTTAAGAATGTGTTAAAAGATGAAGCTTGAACGTAATCCATATCAAAATAACTATCACCCCTAGAGATGACCCTAGGAGTAGATAGTCTGGTGAATACAAATTTTGAAAAATAGTCTTGTTTCTCAGATTGTTTTAGAAGTCTACTGTTGTAGTCCTCATTAGAAGAATACTTCCTTACAGTATTTCCAATCTTTTCAAGAGAACAACCAGAGAGACCTACCTTTAAATTCATACATGATACTTACTGTTGTCTTTGGCTAGGTGAACCATCTTAGGTTGGAAGTCACATGCGTCTGCAAAGACTTCAGGGAAGGCATATTCTGGACCAAGAGTATGAACCAACTCTTTGTTCTGTGCATAGAAACCATTCAAATGACTTTCATCATGCCAGGTTGCAATCACATTATTCTTCTCATCGGTCTCAATACGTTCATGAAGTTCATCCATCATTTCGATCACGTCTGGAACACGACCACCCCAGAGACATCCCTGCCAATAAATTGAGAAGTCATAATCATCAGGAACCTTTGCAGTTGACAAAGGATTAGTTTCAAACGAACCAGGTGGTTGATTATGTGGGGGAAACTTCAGGAAGTGACATGGGTGATGAACACCAAAGAAAGATTTAGTTTCATCAAAGAACTCTTCTGGAGTTACCTTGTCAACCACGGCCATGTCTGCGTCAAGGAAGACTAACCAATCATACTGAAGAATTTCTCCACGGGCTTTACCGATGATATCAAATCGGTAGAGAGTGATATATGGCCAATCAAGATGTTCAACTGGATATACACTTGCATTTTCTGGTGCTTCTGGAATTTCACCGTCAGTAAAAACCAGATATCGTTTCTCTACACCAGGAAGAAAATTTTCTTCACAACGTTCATACCAGGATGGAAGGAAGTTAAGATACTTACCAGTTCCAATGAATACTACTGCGACTTTCACTCAAGGACCTCCCAATGGTCAGGATAAAGATCTTTTGTATCCAGGTGGGCATTGTCAGGACCGAACCACTTCTTAGGTGCGATCACTTCTTTACTATCAGCCAACCATGCACCCCACCAAGAGAAGGTAGAGTTTGCGATAATATGACCAGTGCAAAGAGACATCATTGCAAGATCAGTATAGTGTGAGTTACCTTCACTGATCAAGAACTTGTCATCATCACTAAACAATTTTTGTTGTTTACACCAGGCAGGATCATCACTGAAGATTGCAACCTGACGACCATCAAGATCAAAGTTGTCTAGTGCCCGTGCATACCATTCAAGTTCAAGGTTGTGATGATTACCAGAGTTGCGAAGGAAATCACCACGACGAATGTGAAGTGCAATTGGAGCTTTATTCAGTCCGTTGACCATTGAACGTGCAGGATCAATAATTTCAGGACGGAAAGTAAACATCTCACGAACCATTACTTTATCATGAGAGAAATACTTTTCACTCTGGAAAAACCCCTGAAGATTAACCCAGTCTGGGCAGTTGTTGTAAAGTTCTTCATTGAAATGAAAATTACCTTCAACAACTGTGGGTCTACCAGGATCAATATTTTGAATATTGAGAGGACTTACATTCTGTAAAGTGAATACATTTTGTATATCCACTCTCAGTTTGTTTCCAAGATGATCTACAAACACTTGATTGTGAATGGGGAAACAGAAGTTATATCCTCTGTTTGATGCGATACCTCTCAAAGAGGCCACTTGGAACATCTGGTTTCCCAGTTGTCCAAGTTGACCTAGTGCATTAAATCCAATCATACTTCACTCTCTTCAGGATAATAATGTTGTTCCCAACACTCATTTAAATGACTTTTGTGAACCTGTTCCTCTACCCACATATAAGTCCTAGAGATACCTTCCTCAAGACTGACTGAATAATCCCACTTGAGAGCTTCTCTAATCTTATCGTTTTGACTATTGCGACCACGAACACCAAGAGGACCATCGATATGATTGATAGTCACAGTTTTACCTGCAACCTTTGCTGCAGTAGTGATGAGTTGATTGATAGTAACCATCTCTTCAGATCCAATGTTGATAACTTCTTTGTAGTTACTCTCCATCAGTCTGCGGGTAGCTTCAATACAATCATCTATGTACAAGAAGGATCTAGTTTGTTCGCCGTCTCCCCAGCATTCAACCTCTCCTTCATTGCCCATGATGGACGCAACCTTTCGACACATAGCCGCGGGAGCTTTCTCACGTCCTCCTTCCCAAGTTCCTTCGGGCCCGTAGATATTATGATACCTAGCAACACGAACATCAAGCCCATGGTTGCGAGCGTAGGTAAGATAAAGTCTTTCACTAAAGAGTTTTTCCCATCCATATTCACTATCGGGATTTGCGGGATATGCATCTTCTTCACGGAGACCAGGATTGTTTACATCCTCTTGTACATGTGAAGGATATGCACATGCAGAAGAAGAATAGAAAATCTTAGGAACCTTGCGACCCATACCTTTCGTCTTGACAATTGCATCAAGAACATTCAGGTTAATCGTGGCAGAATTGTGCATGATCTCTGCATCATAATCACCAGAGAATACAAAACCTGCACCACCCATATCAGCTGCAAACTGATACACTTCATCAAATCCTTCGATCATCTTATAAGGAATTGAGTTATAGAAGTTACCCAGTTCTCCTTTATACTCAACCACACGATTGACAAAACTTTTATCTCTAAGATCACCAATGATAAACTCATCAGCTTTGTGACGGGAGAACTCAGGATGTTTCAGGTCTACACCACGAACCCAGTATCCTTCATCTTTTAATCTTTTTACCATCCAGGAGCCAATAAATCCTCCAGCTCCAAGAACTAATGCAGTCTTCATCAGTGACATAGTAATTCGATGTATTTATTATACAATAAAAGGGGTGGATAAACCACCCCTTCTCAGGCTCGCCACTTATTTTTTACAGAAATAAGAAACTGTTACTCTTCATCATCTTTGATATAACAAGGACGATCTAAAAGCCAGTTGGTGTAGTCTTGATCTTCAATTGCAATATTGCATTGCATCTCATTATCAAAATAGTAGACATCACTCCAACGTTTCGTATAGTAATCTTTCAATTGCATACGATAGTCTTTAACTCCATTTTCTAGAAGTCCGTTGTAAGTATAACGGACATCACCACGTTCAAGAATAACAGAACTCATCAAACAGCCACTCCCTCAGTTGCAAGATCTTCTTTCAAAAGATCAATGACATATTCGTAAGTGTCATATGGATCATCATAAAACTCAACCCCCTGATCCTCATAGTATCGCAAGATTTTTTTATAAAGTTTAGGATTTTGGAAGTCAAGTGAGACAGTACCATCTACGGTTTGAGTAAGAACTTGAAGGTTCTTCTTGAACTTTGACGACAGTGACATTTTAGTGAACAGTAGGTTTGGTCCCCCTAAGGGGAATACCTCTGCGGGGAGTTGAACCCCGTTCACACCGTTATAAGCAGTGGGCCTTAACCGATAGGCGACAGAGGCATAACAACGTTATTGTGCGTCGTTGTTGTCTATACTATACAACGACAAATACTCATCTGTCAATTCCTCTTGGACACTTTTTTCTTCGTCCACTGGAAGAGGAAGTTCGGTTTCGGTTTCCATTTGCATGGGGTGAATTAATGATATTTAGAAAACGGAAAGGGTGGGATTCGAACCCACGGAGGTGTTACCCTCGCTGGTTTTCAAGACCAGAGCCATCAACCACTCGACCACCTTTCCTTATTTTTTTACTGATGCCAAAGACTTCCTAGGAACTTTGTACTGGAACTCTTCGTTAAGATTATACACCAGTTCAAAGTTTTCTGTCAAGACATAATAACCAGTGAGATTTGCACCATCATCGGTCCAACCATAACTGATCACCTTTTCATTTACGTCACGCAAGTCAATAGTCTTATCAGTGTTCAGATAGTGATTGAACCGTTGGTGCAGGTTGATCATCGTTCCTCAAAGTCAAGTTTGCGAACTTTGCGTTTGCGTCGTTCTTCCTGGTATTGTAAGTCCTGACTGGACAGGGCTCCATGATTATTTACAGTGTTTTCGGTTTTGGTTAATACAACTTTACTTAAGTCAATTGCACCAACCTTATTATCTACAACACTCATTTGATTTGTACATCCACAAAACTGGATTTTACTTGTACTTGTAAGTTCCTTGTTGCAGACTTTGCATCTGGCAGATAACATTTTTCAACATTCCTTTTTCAAATCAAGTTAAAACGGCTCTTAACATCCAAACAAATTTACCATGACTTTCGATTAAATCTTGCAGAAGATTGGCAGTTGCATATTGTTTGGAACTTTCAGCCTTCTCAACAGCATCTGTCAAGAGATCAATGAGTTTTTTATTATCCGAAAGTAAACGACTGACCATCATCTTCGCATCTGGTTGCCCATCAACTGAGGGAATTTCAGATGTCTCAACTACTTTTGCAAGTGAATTAAAAAGTTTCATGCGTAGATAACGCATGTGTTCAGACAGACGATCAATCTCACCAAACATAGTTTCATACTGGTTTCCAAACAACTCATGAAGTTGTGGGAAATCAGGTCCAACTACGTTCCAATGAAAAGCCCAGGTCTTGTGAAACAAATCAAACAGACTTGTTTGGACTTTAAAAAGTGATTGATATAAATCATCCATGGTTTTTATTTTTATTTATGGGCAATGTCGGATTCGAACCAACGACTTACTGCTTGTAAGGCAGCCACTCTACCGCTGAGTTAATCGCCCGAGCTCCCCCACCTCGATTCGAACGAGGAACCTTAGAGTTAACAGCTCTCTGCTCTGCCGTTGAGCTATAGGGGAATGAAATCTAAGTTAAGTGTATGTCTAAGACCTTTTACCTGAGGATAAGTTCCGTGACAGACATCAGAGGAAAAGATTAATAGATCTCCTTTGCGAGGAGAGTATTGATAGACTGTGTTATTTAGAACTGCATAGAAGTCTCCATTGGGTGTGGAAACTCCTGATGTATCTAAAAACAAAACCGTGCAAATAAATTTGTCAGTTGATGCATGACGATGGATTGTATGATACGTTCCTTCTTGCCCGTAGACTGTCCATGCATTTTGAAGATCTAGTTTTTTGTTTAGAAGTCTTTCATAGATTTCGATGATACTTTTTAGATCATCTTTCTTTTCTATCATGGCATAGTCTTTACCATTGATAGTACTTTTATACCATGAAGGTTCTGGACAAGTTTTAACTAGTTCATCAATTGTTGACTTAATACTATCAGTTAAAGTATCACTGATATATTTTTCATCAAGATACATTTACTCTGGATGATCATTCAAAAGAATATACTCTACAGTGTTTGCAACGTCATTCATTGCATCACGGAGAAATGGTTGTTGACCACTCTCTTGAAGAAACTGTCTTCTGGGTTGGTCTGTTAAAGTCCAACGCCATTGTTTCATGTCTTCACAATACCAGAGATTAATTTTCATGTTTGAAATGTTCTAGTTCGATCCAGTTGAGAAGGGTTTGAAAAGAACTGATTGCAGCTTGATTGCAATTATCGTCTTTCAATCCTTGAATGTAGTATTCAAGTGCCTCAATGGCCATTTGACGATCTTGTTGTGAAATTAGTGACATTGTTTTCCTTTAATAAAGGAACGTCTCAGGAGGGACTTGAACCCCCGACCAACTGCTTAGAAGGCAGATGCTCTATCCAACTGAGCTACTGAGACCCGAGTACCCAGATATTATAAGGGATGTTGGGGAGACCGTCAAGCCTCGCCGGCGGTTCCAATGAGAGACTTCAGTGACCGACCATGACCAAATTCTCTAGATCTTGGTTTATTTACCTTTACGGGTGTTGTTGATGATGGAACAAACTGACGAATTGTTCTTTCTATTGGCTTAGGTGTCATTTGATGAACAGTATCTTTGAACTGTAAGTTCGTGTTCATTCGACTTGGATTATCAGGATTAATCCCCTGTCGTTGTTGTTGTTGCATTCTTCTTTGTTGATCCCTCACAATATATGACTGTCCTTTTTCACTAAGGAAAGTTGAAAATTCTTTAAAGGTCTTCATCAGTCTCTTTGCCTCCAGTCTTCTGGTTTCTCCTGTGTAAAAAAGTCGATGATATCATCAGCACTTTCGAAACCAGATCTGTGATTAGAAGGATCAGGGTCTCCTATGTCCATAATATTCATGAAGTCATCAAGACTACCTTCAGCCATTTCAGGGTTGTTGGCGGTCCTCCTGGCTTGTCTAAGCAACGATGCGGCTGATGCGTTGGACTTTGCCAATTTCTCTGCCCAAATCATCTCACTTAATTCAACTGGAGCTCTCTTTGCAATCCTGTCGCAGATGAACTCCAGACGGAGACGATACTTGGTAGATAACATAGATGACTATATCAACATGTACTATTTAGATCAAGTCATCTACGATCAAAACTTCACTTTCAATTGAAGGATCGTACCACTCAGAGAATTCAAAGTATATGGCTGTTGCATCATCAACTTTACCATCTTCAACTAACTGGTGCATTTGATCCTTTGACCAATCAATAATGTCATAGACTAGTTCCTCAAGTTTAAGGAGTTCTTCTGGGCTATTGTTGACGGGTTGAAACATAGTAGTCCTTCCTCATGTATCGTCCTAAGATGTTGCTATTGTAGTACTTGGGTGTTCCATCATTCAGTGATTCAGACAGTACATTATGAATAAACAACTGTCTGGTCTCTTCAAAGTTAACCCAACCTTTAGTCTTATGGATACTCAATATCTCTCTTTTAAATACCGACTTACCTAGTTTCTTTATATCCTCTTTTAACTCATCAGAACTACCGTAGTACTTCTTCCAATCACTTTCAGCTTTAACCTTTCTAGATTTACCTTTGGGTTTTCTAAAGGACCAGAAATACTTACGTCCCAGATACTGTCTGTTAGTTTGTAGATTAGTGATCCTATAAACAAACCCAAAGTAATCTTCTATATGGTCAGAGAGAAATGGTTCTCCTTCATATAACCAAGGGTTCTCATAGTCAACCATAATCTCTAATTATCTTAGAGATATTTATAGCTGTCTCTTGAACCCTGGCAGAGTTATTCTACAGGCAAAAAGAAAGGGGGTCAAGAGCCCCCTAGAAATGTTTTTTTATAGTCATACATCATTGCCTGAAGTGCCCAAGCATCAGTTAGGCTCTTCGGTCCTTCTTTCAACAACTGGATTTGAAATGCTGATAGACCAGCCTTCTTCTCCAAATACTCCTGTCTCCACGGTTTTCGGTTGTTCATAATACTTTGCAGCGTCCTCCTCCCATTCTTTTAAAATTTGTTCTGTTTGACGATCAACGTCTTGCATTGTACTTTCTATTTTAGCTTCGATATACCACTTCTCAATAAAAGAAAACAGATACTCCAAAATAATATTAAGAGGCGGTTTCTGTTTTGAAATCCACCTCTTAACTTTTTGAATATCTGTTTCTTTCTCTTTATCTAAAACAATATCAAAGTTTAAACCCACTGAAGGTGTCTTTTTTGACATCCTGTTTAATGCCCCCGACGACATAGGATTCTACTTCTGTCTCCTGTGGAGCAACTTGAAGTCCCTTAGAAGAGATCCAATGTTGTGTCCATGGAAGAGGATTATTATTTGCAGAAATATTGTAGAGAGGTTTCATACCAATAGCCTTGAGACGGCGATTGGCAACCCACTCAACATATTGAGACAACAGTTTATCGTTTAGACCGATCATAGAACCGTCTCTAAACAAATACTCAGCCCATGACTTCTCTTCTTCCACACAGTCGCGGAACATTTGATAAACGTTCTCTTCTTCTTCCTTGACAATCTTCATCATGTCAGGATCATCACCCTCACGCCACTTATTAATAATGTTTTGCGTGAGTACTAGGTGTTGGTTTTCGTCCCTGGCGATAAGAGAAATGATTTTTGCAGATCCTTCCATGAGCTTAAGTTCACCAAATGCAAACGAACATGCAAAGGAGACATAGAATCTAATTCCTTCCAGGATATTGACGTTTGCGACTGCACGATACAATTTACGTTTGAGTTCATATAGTTCATGTTTAGCTGCAGGAACTCCCTCAGTGGCATGTTGCCACTGATTACCAGAACTCCACTGTTGAGCTGCACGAATGAATTCATTATATGCAGAGGTCACACTTTTTGCACGTCTAAGGATGGCAGGATCTTCTGTAATGGTGTCAAAGATCTCTGATGGATCTGCATATACGTTCTTAATAATATAAGTGTATGAACGAGAATGGATCATCTCCATAAACTCCCATACAGTCATGGCAGCTTCAAGTTCGGGAAGTGAACAATAAGGAATGAAAGCCATTCCAGGTCCGCGACCCTGAACACTATCCAACATGATCTGATACTTCAGGTTAGATGTATAGATATGTTTCTGTTCTGGACGAAGAAGTTGATAGTCTGCGCGATCCTTCTGGAGAGATACCTCTTCGGGTCTCCAGAAGTATCCCAGTTGTTGTGTAGTAAGTTTATCGAAGATTGGATATTTGTATGAATCGTACCTTTGAACTCCCAGGGGTTTACCGAAGAACATCGGTTGTTTTTTAGTATTAACTTTTTCTGGATTAAAGACTGTCATTCCATCAACAACAGTCTTTTCTTCGGTAGTGAGTTTAAATTGCACAGGATTCACAAATCTCCTCCTCGATAGATAACAGTTGACTGATTATATCATCAACACTCTCTTTTGTCTCTACTTCATCACTCTTCATATCATGAGTGTTTTGATAATAACTGGTCTTCCAACCGTATTTGTATGTAGTCAAAAAGTCATTTGCCATTACACTCACGGGGACTTCATTGTCTGGATAGTTCTCTGGGTTATAGGACCAGTTTCCAGAGATGGCTTGGTCAAAGAATTTTTGCATGACGGCAACCACGTTGATATAACCGCGATTATCAGGCATATCCCAAAGGAGAGTGTAGTTATTTTTAAGGGAGTTATACTGAGGAACAATCTGTTTAAGGGGTCCCTTCTTGCTCTTTTTAATGGACAGGTAATCTCTAGGTGGTTCAATTCCGTTTGTTTCATTTGACACAACGGAACTGCTTTCAGAAGGCATTTGTGCGGACAGAGTGCTATGTCGCAGTCCATGTGTTTGAATGTCGGCACGTAAAGCTTCCCAATCATACTTTAGTTCGTTTGGAACAATTTCGTCTACATCCTTCTTGTATGTATCGATGGGAAGAATACCATCTGCGTACTTAGTACGACCAAAGTCATGGCACCAACCCTTCTCTTTTGCAAGTTGATTAGAGGCTTTCAAGAGATAATACTGGAAGGCTTCTGTCAGGTCATGAACCAGTTTCCAGGCACCAGGATCATCGTAATGTTCACCGTGACGTGCAAGATAGTGTGCAAGTCCAATATAACCGATGCCAAGGGATCTACGCGCCTTTGTGGCTCGTTCGGCGGCCTTGACTGGATACTCCTGATAATCAATCAGTTCTTCCAAACCACGTACTGCCAGATCACACAGTTCCTCAAGTTCATCAAGTTTGTGAAGTTTACCAACGTTGATTGCAGAAAGAATGCAAAGTGCAATCTCAGCATACTCATCATCGATGTGTTGAAGGGGATAAGTAGGCAGAGTGATCTCTTGACACAAGTTACTCATTTCAACCTTATCTTTAAAGGAAGAGTGTGAGTTACAGTGGTCGATATTCATGATATAGACACGACCTGTTTCTGCACGTTCTTTAAGGAGGTCAAGAATGAGTTCTTGTGCCTTAACAGTCTTTTTTGGAATGGACGTATCTTTTTCATACTGTACATAGAGATCATCAAACTCAGGGAGTCCGAAACTATCATAAAGTCCAGGTACATCATGTGGGGAGAAAAGCGTGATCTCACCGTCTTGAATAAATCTTTCATAGAACAACTTACTAATCTGAATTGAATAATCAAGTTTACGGACACGATTATCTTCCGTACCCTTATTATTCTTAAGAACTAAAATATCTTCTATTTCTTGATGCCAGATTGGGAAGTGGACAGTTGCACTTCCACCTCTGATGCCATTTTGTGTGCAACATCTGACAGTTGCTTCAAACTTTTTGAGAAATGGAACAACACCTGTGTGCTGAACCTCACCGCCCCTGATCTTGCTGTTGATCCCACGGATGCGACCTGCGTTGATACCAATCCCCGCCCTCTGTGCAACGTATCTGCCAATAGCCATATCACTAGTAAAGATACTATCGAGGGTGTCATCAACATCAACAAGAACACAACTAGCGAATTGTCTAAGTGGCGTTCGCACTCCCGCCATGATGGGGGTTGGAATGTTGATTTTGTGTTTTGAGACTGCATTGTAGTAACGATGAACGTAATCCATACGGGTATCCTTAGGATACTCAGCAAACATGGTGAGAGCAATCATCATGTACATGAACTGGGGGGTTTCATATACCTTTCCAGAACTCCTGTCCTGCACAAGGTACTTGTCAACGACCTGACGTAAACCCGCATAAGTGAAAAGAAAGTCACGATCATGATCAATCCAACCATTAGCTCTCTGCATTTCTTCAAGAGAGTACTTGTTATAGATCGCACTGTCATAAACCTTTGCGCCAACACATGAGTTAACGTGATCAACAAGATTAGGAAGTTCCTTCATTCTTCCATAAAGGCTTTTTCTAACCGCAAAGAGCAGAAGTCGTGCAGACACGAACTGATAGTTAGGATGATCCAGATCGATAAGATCACTGGCAGCACGGATAAGGATTTCCTGAATTTCTGCAGTAGTGATCCCATCATAAAATTGAATACCAGATTTCATTTCTACCTGAGAGGCAGATACACCTGCAAGACCTTCGCAGGCTGCATCTACCATTAGATGCATCTTATCAAGATCAAGTGGTTCAATGGAACCGTTTCTTTTTTTAACTTTGATGCCGTTACTCATACTTTCTTCCACTGCGTAAACTTAACTTGTGCTTCTAGTCCTTTGTAGGTATTCGATTTTAACATGTCAATAACATTAAATCCAGAGAGGATCATGTCATTAATATCCTTGTCATTTATGCCAGAAGGCCAGATGACGACCCTTCCTCCTCTGGAGATGGTAGAGGCAATTCTGGTAACGATTTGGGGATTTCTTGGTTCGTTATCATAGACCCACACAGGATCGTCAATCCCCCAGTTACCAAAATGAACATCAGCTCCACACATAGCAACCGCGTTTGGAATGAATGTCGCATCGAATGGTCCCTCCACAACGTATACATCTTTCGATTTATCGATCCTATCAAGTCCATAAATTTTAGGTGCTTCCTCATCAAGCATAATGGTGATGTATCTAAGTTTGGAGGTAGGTTCTAGAGACCGACCTTGAAACCCAAACAGTGATCCATTTATATCTTTTAGAGGAATGATGATACGTGGTTCATCTTTAGTAAAGTTGTCAAAGGTTGGTTTGTGTTTATTGGTCCACTCTTTAAAGTTGGGACAAAAATAAAACCTTGACATATCTTTAACACCTCTGCCCAGAAGATAACCTCTTGCAAAGTGTTCTTTATTTAGATCCGACACCTTGGTCAACTCAGAGCAAATGTCTTTAGGTCGAAACTTAGGTTTAGGAAAGTTAAAGACTGGGTTAGGAGTGTTACTACCTTTCCCAGTCAGTCCCTCTTTATATCTCTCCATAACATATTGATCATGAAGATTAGTATCCTGATCTTTTAGAAAGTTTGCAAGTGTCCTTCCTACCCCACAGTTATGACACTTGAAAACAAAATCGTTCTTCTTTACAAACAGGTATCCCCTGCACTTATTCTTATACTTTTGGCTGTCCCCACAATACGGACAACGGAAGTTATATAAACCTTTCTTCTTCTCAGCGAACTTGGAGAGCCTTACTGAGACCAGGTTGATGTACTTGGTGTCGATGTAGTTCAATGGCCGCAATCGGGGGTGTACTTATCATACCACGTCCCGCGTCACTCTGCAAGATTTTCATGACCATTCCTGATCCTCCACTTCCCAGGAAGGCCAAGACTGCAACTCCTCCAAGGGCTCCCCATAACTTTCTTTCCAAAAGCTGGAGACGTTGTAGCACTCCTTCATGGTCTCTATCCATCGCAGAGCGTAACTCATCAATTTTATTGAATAAAACTTCATCGACTTTCTCCTGCTTACCCAATCGTTCTTCATGAACGGCAAGCACCTTAGATACATTATTATTTACTTCCGCAATTTTATCAATTGCGGCATCTAGTCGCAGGAAAAGTCTTTCAAAATTATCTATCCTTTCCTCTAGTACAGCTACCTTAATGTCGCAATTAGCCTTTTCCATTTTTGGTAGCTTTGTAAACGTCCCCTTTAAATTTCAAAAGACGATTATAAAACGTGGTGATTTCTTTTGGATAGTTCTTGTTTTTCTTCTTTCTTCTATCAATACGACCAAGAGTGGGATCATAACCAGCAGTGGGACCTGCAGGATTAGAAGCTGCACCAAAACCACCACCCTGGCCAGGAGGATTGGCGGTCATCTCTTCTTTGAAATAGTTAATAACTCTTTCTAATCGTTTGTCCACTAGACCAATCTCAATTCTTTAAGACAGTCAATATCTACATAAATGTCATGTATTTGACCTTTAGGGTACTCAGGTAATCTACCAAGATATACGATGAAAGCTTTCATCGATGACCAGAGATCACTGTCGATTTTATAGAACAACAGGGGAGTTGCTGCATCTCCAAATACATTGTACACACTGATGAAGTGGTTCAATAATAAATGGGTCTTGAGAACTCCCGTTTTCTTGTATCTTCGTAGAAGACGTTTGATGTATTTGAACCTTTTCAAATCATCATAAAAATCATCTTGCGTAATTGCTTGAGGATTTTCATAATGTTTGATTGCAAACATCATATAGTTGTCTTCATTCAATTCATGAAATAACATACCCCACGGTATAATGTGGGACTATTTATCAGGCAGGCAGAACAAAAGTTTCAATTTGAGTGTGAGTGGAGATACCAGACATTGCAACGAATGTTTCACTCTTAACTCTCAGGTTACCATGGCAATCAACATAGGTGGTAACACCAACCCAACCAGCATGAGGAGCCTTGTACTGAGAACCAGTTGTTACTCTGGATTTCTGCATGGTGGCATCAACACCATACACATGGGAAGTGTATGATCTTTGACCATTTGCAGAAGTAGGAGCAAAGTTTGGATCCTCATCCAGGTACTTAGGTCTAGAACCAATGATAAAACCATCAGTTCCTAAACCAGTAACATCACCAGTGGTATAGAGAGCGTCAGTATCAACCAGTGTCATTGAAGTGTCACTAGCAATGCTCTTGATGACAGCAAAACCAGCTGTACCACCAGTACCAGCAACAGTTCCAGAACCCTTACCGATTGTCAGGGTTTGTCCAACAGTATAGTTAGTGAATGTGGTAGCAGTACCAGTTACCGTAGTTCCACTAACTGTGACAATACCAGCACTAGCAGTGGTTACATTATCGTTATTGCCCCAAAGAGCCATGGTTTGTCCCTTTAATGATTTTTCCTATAATTTATTTATAAAAAAAGGAGGGTTTAGAACCCTCCTTGTGATCAGGCTTCAGCTTGAGGCTTAAACATAAGTTCCTTAACTGTAGCCAGAACTGCGTCATCAATGCTGTTGTCAGTTGACTTAACCAACTTCTCAAGAAGTTCAATAATGAGTTTCTTGACTGCAGGGTGAGTAACAATTCTAAGAAGAATTGGCTGGATCACCATAAGTAAAGCAGGCATGACTGTATATGCAGCTACTTTTTATATAGTATCAGGCTTTCTTCTTAGCGGTTTTAGTAGCAGTTGCGTACATCACTTCTTTCCATCTTTCACCGTAACGCTTCTTGAAACCTTCCTTACCCTTCTTCATGGACTTGACAACCTCTTCACGTTTCTTCATTTCAGGTTCGGTGAGTTTCTTCTCATCAATCTGTTCACCTTCTACTTCAACCTCTTGATTAAGTTGTTGAAGCATCTGGTTGCGTTTCTGGAGATTACCAACAATACCAGGTTGAGGTTTACCCTGTTCACCAGCTTTCTTCTGTTGTCTCAGTTTGTTGATCAAACCAAGACCACCAGCACCGATACCCAGTGCGGCACCAGCAGCGAGAGCAGGAGCGATCTCAGCAATCTGTTCACCTTCTGGTTCATAACCAGCATTCTGGACTTTAGAACGTGTCCCCAGACTGGCCCCCTTCAAAGGTTTTCCATCTGGACCAACACGAGGAAGATTATCAAGATATTTCTTTTGTTGAGCAGGTGTCATATTCTTCATCATATTGTTAATCTTATGAAGTTTTTGAAAATCACCATAAGTTCCACCAGTGAAATCAGGATCTAACTGTTCGATGACTTCACCTTCTGGTTCGTAACCAGCATTCTGCATTCTACCTGAGCCAGGTCCTGGTTTTTTTGGATCGTTAGATGGCTTCTTTTGAGTTGGTTTATTATAGAGTTTGTTATGTAACCTAACATCAGGTCTCCAGTCTTCTTCTCCTGGTTCATCAAACTCTCTTTCAGAGATTGTTCTACCAGTTGGTTCGTAACCAGCCTTCTGGAGAGGAGGCAGTTTGGCACCAGTTGGTTTTGGTTCCTGACCCTTTGGATAAATTCTCTTACCCTTTTCACCAGGAAGAATTGGACCACCTTCAATGGCCTCATCAATCTCTTCGCAGGAGATTACTTCGGCACCAAGACCTTCAGCAATCTTTTGAGGATCAAAGCCTTCGCCCATAGATGGGTTGATAACAACCTTGTTGTTTACCTTCCCACCCTTAATCTTTTTTGTGTCTTGAATGTCGGTGATTTCCTTGAGATCTTCTCTCCAGTTAGAGAAACCTTCCTTCATTCTCTTCTTCATGGCCTTACCAATGGCCTTTCTTCTCTTATGGAGATACTCATCACTCTTATCGGTATCACCATCGTTGTCGATGTCACCATCTTCTTTACCGACAGGATCTAAAGCTTCGGTAGTTACACTTCTCTTTTTCTTACCTGCAGCAACAGTTTTCTTCTTCTCCAGTTCCTTCTTGGCCTTGACTGCAAGACCACCACCCTTGGCTTGGGCTTTCTTTTCACCCCTATCCTCAGGAGCTTCACCTTCGTCGGTCATCTCAACAGATGCAATCTTAGGATCAGCACGGAGTTGTGCAATCTTCTCACGGGTTGCATAACGGATGTAGGAAGAACCACTATCCTTCTCTTTTACACGAACCTTATACTTGGTTCCAGCTGCAGTCTCTTTGGTTTGGATCTCATGAAGATTTTCACCTTCCACTTCAATCTCTTCTGCAGCTGGTCTGCGCTTGTTCATCATCTCTTGATTTTTCTTATCACCAACACTAAGGAATGACTTGACTGGCTTGGCAACAACATCCATTGTCTTAGTCAGGTCTCTAACTGCCTTCTTCTCTTGTGCAGGAGTTTGTTTGGGGCTCTTCATTACTGCATTGATTGCCTTTGCAGTTCCTGTTACTACACCCATGCCTTCCTGAACTTCTACCAGTTCAAGATCACCAAAGAACTGATCCCACTCTACACTCTCTTTAAATCCAGAAAACTTGTTAGCAAGAATGGCTTTCTTACGGGTCTCGATGTCAAACAGACCCTGATTGTTCTCAACAAATCTGGCAAACTGTTTGACACTCATCTGGTATCTTTCAGCCAGTTCGGTGAAAGCACCAGTCTTTCTCATGAGAACTTTCTCACAAGTGCATTCATCGTCATCATCTTCCTCTTCTTCTTTTTCTTTTTTGTAGGATTTCTTCTTCTCCATCTCTGCCTTCTTTGCCTCTTCAAGGCTGAGTGCTGAGATATTTGAATACGATTCTACAAAAGAGTGATATTCAGATCTGACTTGTTTAGAGTCCTTCATCTTTTTCTGGATTTTTTCAAGTTTTGCCTAATCTTATTTATAAATGGGTACTTCTGTCCAGGTGTGATTGAAATGGCATGATCACGATATGCATCTGTTCCAATCTCATAAACTTCAATGATATCCCTCAACCAGGACTTAAACATGATACCTTCTTTGGTAACTGCAATCACATAGTTTGCACCACGGCGGGTAATCTCACCAATCAAACCGTGGTTCATGTTCTCTACCCAAGAACCCACCTGAAAAAGTTTCTGAGTAATGTAATGTTCACGGAGAGACTGGGGAAACAATTTAGGGGCAACTTCCCATCCCTCACTCTTAACATTCATTCTCTTACGAATAGTATCGAAGAGTTGTCTTGTGGTCTTATCGTCCAGGTTTTTACTTACACCACTACGGAAGGCTGCAAAGTCTCCATCTAGAGCTGCCTTTCTAAGTTTAGAGGCAGACATGCCCTCGACACCTTGGGCATCGGCATTTCTTTCGCCGGCTGAGACAATGTTAATCTTGTCAAAATTGTATAACTGTCCGTTGTATTTGTTCGCAAGGTTCTCAAACTCCTTGACCCTATCTGAACCAACCACAATATTGACAGAGGAATATCCTTTTGCATCTGCAGCCTTCAATACATCAAAAATGGTTTTGGTATTCTCATCATCAACAATTGCATTTGCATGTTGAGGAAATGCCTTACGCATATACTGAACCTTCTCACCAGCAGGGAGTGGGTTCTTCTTTGGATCTTCACTGCGGGATGGGTAGATACGATACTGTCCACCCTTACCAGCCGTTTGACTAATGGTATTAAGAAGTTTTTCGTGACCAACAGTAGGAGGATTGAAACGACCAAATCCTACGGTGATAGTCTCACCAGTTTTCTTTACCTTCTCTGGTTCTTGTGGTTTCTGTTGTTGAGGTTTTGGTGGTTCTGGAACCATCTGTGCAGCGGTATCCGTCATTGGTTGACCACCACCAGGACGATTACCAAAGAACTTCAGGTTACCACCAACAGTCTTTGCAACCAACTTACCTTCTTTGTCATAATAGTCTCCATGGCCATCGCCCTTGAGACCCATCTGTTTGGCCTTCTCAGATGCCTGAGTTGCGGCCTCAAGAATAGTTTTAACGCGATTGAAAAAACTCATGCTTTGTCCCAATTTTTAGCGGCAGTGAAGTTGGCGTTTGAGAACTCCAATCTATCAATTAACTTGAGTGCGTTTCCTGAACGGATGGCCACAAATCCTTCTGGAGCCGTGACTTTATATCCGTTCTCAGTGCGAAGGAAAGTTCCTATCGTTTTAACTTTCTCAAGTCTACGAATAATAAAGTTCTTTGCCTCAATCAAGTTCATGTATGAGGCAACTGTGAAATAGATAGACCTTTCGTTCGTTTGAATGAACTTAAGTCCATCTGTTCGCATTTGTAAATATTTATCTTGGGTCGATTTTTTCGTTTTTGATGCGATTTCTGTATTCATCAAACCTGCATAGTAGGCCTTGAAGTCTTGAACAACATCATGTGCATTGCGAATGGGTCTACCCTCACGAATATAAGTGTTGAAGAACTGTTTGAACAACACATTCATCATGAACCTACTCTGTCCAAAAGAACCAAGTATGTTGAGGAATGCACTGGCTTGTTTGAGCGATCCCTCTGCACGATTGACCAACATATCAAACTGACGTTTCTCATCCTGGGTCATGTTTGCAGCACCAGTTGCATCGACAAAATCAGTTTTGAATACCATTATATCTGGATTACCTTGAAGAGTACTAACGTCTACATCAAACTGGGCATTCAGGTTATCAAGAGTTGGGCCCACATAAGAGGTATGAAAGGCAATACCCAACTTAGATCGTGCAACTTTTGCACCCAATCCAGAGTTAACTGGAATTGCATAAACAATTATGTTTGGTTGGAAGACAATAGATTGTTCACCATTTACCAGACGGGTATCTCTGTCATCTGTATACAGAAGATCACCCTGAAGAATTCCCTGAATAGGAAGTTGTGAGAGATATTTGTATGCATCTTTTAATTTTTGGGCCAACTCACCTTCATACATTGTGTCAACATCAGCTTCACTGAAGACAATTTTAGGTGTGGTCTTGTTAAAGAAAGATTTGGTTCCAACAAAGAACCGTTGAGATACTGGATCTTTACCACAGATGATTGCAGGAGAACCATCCCACTTTGTTGTTACCTTGATGGTAGACTGGGGTTGGGTGAGCATGTCCCCCAGTTCACGAAGGAACTTGATCGCATTGAAACCACCTTGCGTCCCCTGGTTGAGGATGTCATCTTCAAGGTGTTCTAGGTGTGTGTTCTTGGCCATATCTATAGTATACCCCTAAACTCCTCTCGTGTAAAGCGGCGTACACCACCTGTAATTCTGGACCTGTACACGACCAGGACCCTGAGACCCTTCCAATTTCGGTCTCGACCCAGGCCTGCCTGACGACTACTGTCTCTGCGGATCAGGATGACTGGTTCTTCATCCGTTCCCCTCACATCACTTAGTTGTCTGTATAGTTTCGTTCCAGTGATTGTAAGAGTTTGACTGACTGGATCCCAACTACAGTTGGGGCTTTGAGGTCCCATGAAGGTTTGTTTTAGTACAACACCACCATTTGCGAGAATATCTGATCCAAAAATAACATTTGTGGCTTCATCATCTGTTGTTGGAATTGCAACACCACTTACACCAGCATTGAAGACAACATCACCAGATGAGTTTCTTGATAATTGGATTCTACCAGTTCTTGATAACTGAATTAGTACATCTTTGGCTCTCTCACCAAATAAAGTATCTGCAGATTCCCACATCTGTGCATTATTTTGTTTCAGTGAAATTGGAAAAATAGTTCCGTCAGCTTTAACAAGGTTTACATCAGATTTAGCTCTACCTGCAGTTTGAGTTCCCACAGAATCTGCACGAATAACATTATTAATAACTACAGATCTAGATCCACTAACCATTACAATACTAATACTTTCATTAGTTCCTGTGCCACGAACAAGATGAGAGTTTATGCAATTGATAAGATTATTTTCATTTCCAAGGCCGGCGGAACCTCCACCCTGTCTACTAGCTGGTGCAGTGTAAACAAGAAAATCTCCAATCTCAACTACTCCAAGACTAGAAACAGCATTACCACCACTCTCCCGATTACCCCTCCTCACCGTTGGAGTTCTGTAATCTGGATTGTATGTTGCACCTTCATCAAAGAATAAAGCCTCAACAGCTCTCAATATTGCAACACGATCTCCATCCGCAAGAATACATACCCGAGATCTAGTTCTGTCCTTGAACCGCGTGTATCCGGCTGCCCTAAGACGCGATTCAATTTCAGTTGTATTATTTACAGCCATGAAAAAAGAGGGTCTTAGCCCTCTTATTTATCCTATACGTTATACTTATCAAAGATTTTGCGGATGTTTTGGGTAATACCCATACCACCAGTAAAGGTTTCTACCAGTTCACCACTATCATCAGTGACTACTAGAACAGGAGTGGCAGTAACACCATACTTTTTAGCAAGTGCAAGGTTCTCTTCAGGAATTGGTTCATCGCCAAAGTCTTCAAGATAAACCTCTTCAATCACACTGGAACGATCATCCTTGAGGGCATTGATGTATCGTTTGACAAGTCCGCAGGGGCCGCAGGACTCTTTAGTGAACATAATAAATTTCATTCTTTTACAACCTCACCAATTGCATCATCAAGATCTGTAATCACCTCACGGATCTCAAACACCCGTTCAGGTGCATTGGGTCCATATGTATAACCTTTCTGGGCTTCAAACAAAACTTGACGGACTACAGCCGCTTGATAGGTGGACAGATTAACAGTTACAGTTTTCATTCGTTGTCATCAAAGAAACTACCAAAGGAACCACGACTTCCTGGTTCGCGGCTATCAAGTTTATCAAAGAGTTTATCAATCTTTTGAAGTTGATCAATACTCATGATCATGTCTGCGATTTGTTTTCCAACATAAGGTTCTTCTTGTCGGGCAGCAAATGCAAGTGCATTACGAAGAGATCTTTCAGCTTCCTTCAAAGATTCTTCAACAGATTTAGATAGTGCCATAATTAAAAAAGAATATTTGAATAAGTTTTATTGCTTCTATAATAGCAAAGAAACTGCGAATTGTCATCATGTCCCACATCTTTACTCTATAAAAATATGGGAAAGATAGTAAGTTACCAAATAAACGAAAATAAATTCCAAGTTGAACACTATTAAAAAGAATTACGGCATATCCAAAAATAAAAAAGGCGTTACCGATAATTCTTAACCAACTCAATCTAACATACTTAGGGTGAATAAGTCTATCTGTGTTCATTACTTTCTTTTACAATTGTATAAAAACCATTACACATCACCTTGTTTACGATTTTCAGAGAAGTGAACGTCAAACGCACCTTCAGGATAACGCGAAAGAAGTTTCTCCACATTCATCTCAACCACTTCATCAAGTGACACACCAAGACCCATACAGGCTTGCATCACATACCACATGATATCACCCAGTTCACGTTTCAGGTGGAAAAGGTTGTCTTCATTCACAGGTTTACCTTGGAAGACGATCTTCTTGACAACCTCAGTAAACTCACCAGCTTCGGCACACATACCTACAGCAGCAGTAAGCAATCGCTCGGTAGGAAATCCCTGGTCATTGAGAACCGCAAGGCGTTGGCCAAAATCGTAATAGTTCTTACTTGGTTTGGAAGTGACTTCATTTACAAACTCTTGATACTTACTGTAATCAACGTTGGTCATCTGTTTTAAATTTGTTTCGTTTTCAATCATACTCATTGTTCTTCACGTTGTCAAGTCATGAATAGTTTACATTGATGTTAAATCTGGCCTTTTGATTTGTACATGTTGTTGATGCATGTGGTTTTGAAGAATCAAATAACAAACAACGATTTGCAACAGATTCTATTTTTGTTCCATCTTGAAGAACAGTGTATCCATCACAATCATTAAGGTATAAAATTGCACCCTTATGTTTGAATGGTTGATCACAATGAAATGCGTATTGAACTAATGATTCTGTACTTGTAAATAAATTAGATTTTACTCTGTATAATTTATTAATTTCTAAAAGATCTAGAAAAGATTTTACATCATCAAATCTAAAACTTTTGCCATATGATTCAGTTTCTTCATAATATGTAAAGAAGTTGTGTTCAAAATATCTATTCACAAGGCATTGAGAATCATCATCAAGATAATTTACTAATGGCAGATAATACCAAGGAAAATTTGATGACATTATAGTTGAAGATAATAACTCAAAACTATCTTCTGGCATAAAATTATCAACTATTTGGTATTGATTGTCCATTAAAATTTTAATTCAGCAAATTTGTTTTTGAATTTATTTTCTGGTTCATTATAGTCTGCATCCTGTCCATTATCAAGAATGTCTTTCTGTGCAGATTGTTCGCAGTCATAAAGTCGCATCTTAGCGCGGTCAATACCTACAATAAATCTTTTGTTGATTGTGGGATCATTGTATCTGTTCTTCAACTGTTTAACCATAATCTGACCTAATTCTTCCAACTCTTCTGTACTGATAAGAGCGAACATAAGGTCAGCAGTTGCAGGGAGACCAAAGGATTCTGAAGTATCAGTTAGTTCAACATCAGAACTACCATAACCAGATCTGGTAGTTTGAGTTGCAGAGACAACTGGTACGTTGAATTCAACTGCAAGACCACGAAGTTCTTCTGCAATGGCCTTGATGTGAGTATATGAATTAACATTACCCAGTTTTGAATACCTACTGGAGGCACAAATGTTAAGGTAGTCAATAAAAATAATATCAGGTCTAAACGACTTCTTCAATGAAAGTTCATTGAGAAGGGCCTTGAAGTGTCCTGCATGTGCAGAGGCAGTTGGATACTCTTTAATGATTAATTGTCCTTGTGTCTTCTTTGCAAGGTTATTCACCTTGTTATCAAACATCACCTTCGGGAGATCAGTAATCTCTTGAATATTGACGTTGAGAAGGTTGGCGTCAATTCGTTCAGCAATTCGTTCCTCTGCCATCTCAAGTGTGATGTAGAGAACGTTCTTTCCTTGCAACAAGACGGAACTAGCAACATGGCACATGAATAAGCTTTTTCCGACACCCGTACCAGCAAGAGCGATGTTGAGAGTTTTATTAGGCAGACCACCTTTTGTGATCTTGTTAAAGTACTCAAGGTCGAAAGAGATCTTTTCCTCTTTTCTGTGATATACCTCGTAACGTTGTTCATAGTCCTGCAGATAATCGTGGCCAATGTGATTATCAAATGACACAGCTAATGCATCACTGAGGATACTAGGAATGGCATCACGACCTTTCTTTTCATCTTGTCCGTCTGCAATCTTGATGGACTTCATCAAGGCAAGATAAATCGCACGATCCCGACACCACTTCTCTGTGGTATCAATCAACCAATCTTTATTGGTTGGTACATTATCTAGTGAAGAGATAAGTTGAAGTATCTCTTTAAATTCAGTATCTGTAACATCAGACCTGTTTTCAACTTCAATGTTGAGGATTTCCTGATTTGCAGGTTTGTCATACTTAACAACAAACTTCACTACCTCCTCAAAAACCACCCGATCTTTATGGTCATCAAAGTAATCAGGTTGAATGAAAGGTACTACCTTGCGAAGATAGTCCTCATCATGGATCATGTTTCGAAGGATTGTATTTTCAACTCTATCCATAATGGAGATACGTGCTCATGATGTACTTCGGTCCACTTACAGGAGGACGACCTGCATGGGGATATTCCCATGTTGGAGGAAAGATAAGAACAGATCCAACCTCTGGCTTAATCATCTTACCATGAAGAGGGAACTCTGTCTCTCCTCCATCATCAACTTCATTTAAGTAAAAAAGAAGGGCAAGATATCGACGTGCAGTTGCATGATTTACTACATCCACATGTTCATCAAATCGATCTCTTGTATCTGGATCATACTTCTTAACACGAAATTCCTCCATGTATTTCAATGGAGGAAGATGCCAAGATCTGGGCCCTAGAATTTCTCTGTAGATATCAACTGCGATTTTAACTCTCTGTACCAGATAAGGATCCTGACCAAGGTTCACCTGAGTAAACCTTGGCTTTGCGTCATGATCTATCCTCTGTTTTTGATCAGATTGTTCAAACGACAGTACTAAGTTCTTGCAGATCTCCAGGTTCAACACATTCGGTATCACCTGAACCATACGAGAACTCTTTTCTGGCTGCAGCATCCAACTTCTCCATCACTTCTGGGGTGAAATATTGATCTGGGTTCTTCAAGATCTCTTTCGCATAAACTTTTTTACCATTGATCTCATAACGACCCGCGACATTCTTCCAGTATCCAGCGAGTTCCCCGAGTTCCAGAAGACCATAATAACGGTCAAGACCACGCTCATCATAAAATAAACGGACATTGACTTCTTGGTTCTCTCTACTCAAACGCGACTTAGCAGTCTTAGCTTTGATAATATTGCCGACCACTTCCGTTCCATCCTTTTCTTTCTTTTTTGAGAGATAGATGATTGTACTTGCCGCATATTTGAGGCCAGAGCCTCCTCCCATTTCTTTAGTTGGTACATAAGATCCGATAACATCGTAGGTATGATTGGTAACGATCATTGGAATTTTAGCCTGTCCCAACTTGAGAGTAAGCATACGGAAAGCACCCTTGACCAGTTGGGATTTGGTCATGTCACGAACTTGTTTGTCGTTGAGTGCGTCAGTAATTTCTTTCTCAGTTGAAAGCATCCCCAAAGAGTCTAACACAAACATACAAGGTTTGCGTTCTCCTTCAGGTTTTTTTAAGTATAAATCTACAGCTTTGAGTGCCTTTCCACGAAACTCTTCAATAGTAACAACGTTGACAACCACAAGACGAGTAGTATCAATTCCACGGCTTTCAATCAAGGATTTGGTAATAGCGGCTTCAGTATCAAAATAGAGACAATAGCCATCGGGATTGGTATCAAGAAAATTCTTAACAACGGCGAGTGAGAAGAAAGTCTTTCCAGTACTAGATTCTCCAGCAATAGCAGTAATCTTATTCCCAGATACACCGCCAAATACACTACCTGACACCAGTGCATTAAAGATGTACGAACCAGTGTCAACGTAAGTTTCTGTTTCGTCGATGTCGGCGGCAAGTTTGGTGTATTCATCTCCAATCTCTTTTACAATGTCTTTAAGAAAATCCATCAGGCTACCATCCCATATTGTTCACGAAGAATTTTTTTGTAAGGAAGTCCTTGATCTCGAAGTTCCTTTACAAGTTTAAGTTTTTGATAAAGGGCGGTATCGCCGCCCAACGTCATCGAATTAATGATTGTTCCAAGTTCTTCATCATTAATAGGCAAATCCATTCAATACCACCTCAGGGTCTTAAGATATTCTAACACGTTTTCACGTATATCCAAAAGTTCATTATAACACTTTTGGTTATGAGCACATTGTCTCAGTTCTTGATCTGGTTTCAAAACACTCTCGATGAAAAGATCAAGTCCTCTGTTCCATTTATCCTGTTTAGATTCCATGTCTGGTGTTATCATGAGAAGAAAAGGTCTAGGTTTACGGATTTTTCTACACCCCATCCTATCACATCCAAGATGATCTTCAAGGGGTCTAGAAATGATTTTTCAAATTGAAGGTCATAGTCCACATACTTCTCAATACCAAGTTCCCTAGGAAAGTCCTGAATGAAGGACATCACATTCTCATGAATAGGATTTGGACTGCGGAGATAACAGAATTTGATCTTCTCACCATTCTTAATCAAAGAGTATTTACCATCCAAATTAAGTCTCTTTACATGATGATTAAAGAGAAGGGCTCCACGACAATGAATGGGAGTTCCTTTTGCATAGATGGATTGGTTACTCTTGTACTTTGTAACTTCACTCACAGAACGAGGGAAAGAAATCTCTTCTGGGGGAAGTTTTTTAAACTCTTTACGGAAGGCATCAATAAAGTCGATCAGTTGATCTTCAGTTCCACTCATCATCACCTTGAGTGCATCTTTAATCGCCTTACGACAAGGTGCAGGTGTAGATGACTTAACAGCTTCGATACCCATGATCTTGAGTTTGGGTTCTGCATAACGAACACCTTCACTGTCCCACACATTCAAGATATATCTTTTCTTTGCAGTCCAGATACCACGGTCAGCGATGTTCTCACGTTTCATAAACATCTTTTGATCGTATGCATTTACATACGTCGCCAACGTTTGATAACTTTTTTCAATGAATGGTTCAATCTGATCTTCGCAAGCTTTATTGAGAAAGTCAACGACCTTCCCTTTATCAGATACTCCCTTAGGGAATATATGATTAACAAGTGGACCAAGATGTAGATAGATAGAATCGGTATCAGACGCGATAACATAATCAACGCCTTCGGTTTTGAGTATCTTATTTAGATACTGGTTCATCCTATTCTCAATCCAACGGATAGAAACTTGACCAGAAAGCGTAATCGCCTCCGCATTGGCAAGTTTGTAATACCTAAAGTACTGATTACCGATGGCACCATAAGCAGAGTTGAGAGAGATCTTTTTAGCCATTTGAATGTTGTTGCACCGTGCAATCTCTTTTTGAAGTGCAACTGACGGGGACTTTTCATTTTTCTTTTTGGCTTCAATCATCTTCTTCTTGAAGATGACCCGTTCATCATAATACTTCTGCATCAACTCAGGAAGAAACCCCTGACCATCTTTGCGATACATTGCACCATTAGCACAGACTGCATAGTCTTTGTGCATTTCGAAGTTGATATCTTCACTCAAGATCCTTTCAACATTTGCAGTGGGATGTCTTTCTTCCAGGAGGGTTTCAGGGGAGATGTTGTACTGCATAATAAGATGGGGATACAGGCTATTAAGGTCAAAACTAACCACCCAGTCATAACGCCCAGGAATCGGTTCCTTAACATACGCACCCGCGTACTTTTCATCCTTCTCACTCCTTTCTTTGGGAGGAATGACAATATCTTTCCTCTTAAGATAGTTATAAATGATGCAGTCCCAAAGTCGCACTTGGTAAAAAATATCTTGATAATTCACCTTGGCATCATAAGCCATAGTGAGAGCAAGTTCAATCAACTTGAGTTTATCCTCAAGTCTGTCTACCAGTTCCACGTCAATGATGTTGTACTCTACAAACTTCTGCCAACCGTTTGTGTAGAAATCCTTGAAAGTATCAAACTCACTGTGATCTAGTTTCTGTTGACCCAGTTCCTGTTGTGCAATATAGTCCAGACGAAAACTCTCTTGATTAGGAGTACCAGGAGACCATCGATACAGACGCATATAATCAAGGACAGACACTCCACCAATGTCCATACAGATGTTCTTACGACCCTGTACAAACATCTCCTGTTGAGTAACTAGACCCCATGGAGAAAGGCGACGCATCAGTTTCTCACCCAGAACACGGTTGAGGCGTCCTGCAAGATAGGGAATATCAAAGAACTCACAGTTCCAACCAGTTACCACATCTGGAGTATGTTCAATCCACCACTGAATAAAGGCACTCAGCATTGAATACTCATCAGGAAACTGACGATAGTCAACGTTCTCTTGTTTATTATTGAAAGGTCCAACACCCCAAGTGATGATCTGTTTGGTGTTGAAATCTTGGATAGTAATGAGAAGTAACTCCTCACTCACACTTTCAACATCAGGGAAACCATACTCAGATTTGGTCTCAATATCAATCGTTACCAGATTGATCTTTGAAATATCAAACTCAATATGTTCCTCTGGATAGTGATCGGAGATATATTGATAAATGAAACGTTCAAATCCATAGATGTTGAAACCATCCACGTTATCGTACTTCTTCATGAAGTCACGGGTTTCGCGGATGGTTCCAGGACGAACAGGTTCAACAGGTTCACCTTCAAGAGTACGGAACTTACTCTTTCTATTTTTGGAAGAAACAAACAGAGTGGGATTAAAAACCTCTCTGTTCATGTATCTCTTACCATTTTCATAACCACGGACCAACATTTGGTCCCCAACCATTTGAACGTTCGTATAAAATCGCATCAGGTAATCTTCAAGTAGTGATCTAAAAGCTCTTTTGATGGTTCCACAAAAGTGAGAACGTCATCCGACCTAATCAGTATAACATCTTGTGGAGTAAAATCCAACCATGGAACAATTCTATTCTCCGCACGTTCATTTGGGCAACCAGGTTTTGTTAATACTTCATAAGGTTTAATCAGCTTACAATCTGGTTCCCCAATATCACCACCAACTTCTGCGACTTCAGAGATCAGTACTATTTTGTTCTTCAAGAATAGACATTGTACGTTCTTTTGCATTGATCTGTTCCTCGTATGATGTTTTCAGTCTTTCAAGTGGTTCACAAATAGTCACTACCCAATCAGCAGGAATTTGAAATTGATTATCTTCTGAAAATGGTTGCCACTTTACAAAGTTAACATTGACGCGATCATCAGTTTCTTCTTCATTCAGTGTCATCGATCTTGACAAACTAATACTTCTTGGTTCAGTAAGAAGAAATCCAATGATCTTTTCTTTTCCATCTTCCTCAAGAACAAGTTCTTTTACATCAGCAATAACTTCTTCAAGAGATTTAAGAACTAATAATTTTACAGACATCTTTTTCTCCAAATTATAAAAGGGGTTACCCAATAAGGCAACCCCACTGCATGGCACGCAGGTGTAAGTATTTAGAGATAATCCTTACGAGCGTGATGTTCTGGTACTACTTTCCCAAGTACGATCCGTAGAAGTCCGTCTTCGAATACAACTTCCCTGACTTCTGTGTCGTCGGATAGAGTCCACGCTCGTTTAAAACTTCTGCTAGCCACTCCCTTGTGGATAAACGTCCTGTCAGTCTCATTGTCCTGTTTTTGTCCTTCGACAAAAAGTTTTCCATACTCCGTGAAAACATTGACTTCTCCTTTCTTAAAACCTGCCAATGCGATCTCTAGATGAGATTCAACATTATTTACCTGAACAAGATTGTAAGGTGGATAATTTGTTGTAGTTTCATGAAGATTGAATAGACGATCAAAGTATTCATCCATTCCAATACTGTTTCTTGTGATCCTCTCCATCAGGGCAGGAAGATCCGCAGCAGTATAACGCATAAGTCCTGTTGTAGACATTATAGTAGCTCCTTTAAAAAGCGAGTTTGTGTTATGTGGACCCTTACGGCATCCACTATTAATTATACAACAATCATAAAAAAACGGGGTGTTGAACCCCGCACATTTTTATTCGGTTGTCATACCATAATGAATTTGTTTAAGATCTTCCACATGAAATGATCCAATTTGAGAATACGATTGTTCTTTATCTTTAAATCTACAATCACGTTCCCAATTCATTTTACGAATATCTAAATTTCCATTCAAAGATGAACTCATAATTTGTTTGGCTTCTTTTGTTACTTTTCTCCAAAACTCAGTATCATGAATTGAACCATATTGATAATGATATGCTAGAGATAGTTGATATGCCCACATATCAACATTATAAGAATAATTACAGTTATCTAATTTTTCCATGCAAAAATTATCTAAGTAATCTGCAATATGAATAGATGAATAATAAAAATAAAGTAAACTTAAGGCTTGTAACGGTTCAAAAAAGAATAATATGTTTCCATTCAATGCAAGACGTTTGTGGACAATGAGTTCCTTGGAATATTTTGGTTCCCAAGAAAATGTTGAATGCACTTTCTTATTAGACTTTTTTAATTTCTCCGTGACATCCTCATGAGATATTTGATTTTTATCATAAAGATAACCACATTTAAAAACATTTAGATTGGGGAAGGGCAATCCAAATTGCCATCCATCCTCCGTTGCTAAATGCATGGTATATAAGTCTTCATAATAAGGACAATCCTGATTATCAACAAACAACTGTGCAGAATTTACAGTTTGAAAAAATGGTGTTATATAATTTTCACCATTTTTCCATCCAGCACAATTTACAACAAAATCAAATGTATGATCATTTAGTCTTACTGTATCGTCTTCTGGAACAATATGATTTATTTTTTCTGGTATATAATTTACTATTTTATTTTCTTCTAGATGTTTATGAATAAAATCATTAAATGGTTTCGTTTCAAAATGATGAGCGGTTGATATTGGTCCATTAAAGTGATGATGAAAACTTTTTCCCTTTCCCCAATTTACGAAATTAATTCCCATTTTATAAGAAAAAATTCCCTTATCAACCATATTACCAATAGACAATCCAAGAACTTCATAAAGAAGTTCTTGGATATGTGGAGTTGTAGACTCACCAACATTAATTGGTTGCGTATCAGGATCATAAAGTATTGTTATATTGTGACCCCGCTGCAACAAAACCAAAGTAGTTATAATTGAGGCAGTTCCTTTACCAATAATACCAATATTCATAGTTTAAAGTAATCTCATAAAAAAGACGGTGGCGAAAACACCGTCCATATAGTAGCGTATATTCCGTATGTATAGAAGTCGCGCACGAAAGAGCGACGTTTTATTTATTCAGTTTCTTCTACTTTTTTCTTCTTACCAATATTATATTTGGTTTCTAAAGCCCACTCATTCTTCTCTTTGTATGAGAGAACTTTAATCTGGTTCAAAGGTGCAACTTCAGCTACAGTCTCTTCTTTAACAACATCAATCAAACCCCAGTCACAGAGAAGTTGGGTAATACGATTGCGACGTTGAACATCATTCACTGTCAGGTTGGCTTTCTTACCATCAAGGGCAAACAGTTCCTTAAAGTGAACGATAAAATACTTACCTTGTTTGTGCAAAATGTGGCACGACTGATAGAGCTTTTTCTCCTTACGGGATGCAACTCCAATACGGGTCAAGGTCTCACGGACCTTGAGAAAATCATCGGGTTCTCTCAAAGTCACTTCTACCATTTTATCAGGAGACCAACGAACCTCAGGTTCCGCGATACTCATTGTTTTCCTCCAGTCTCAAGTTTAGATCTAATAAATGAAATTTGTTCGGGAGACAAGATACGAAGAGCCTGTGAAGCTTTTTCATTACTATAACCATAGTAAGATTTAACTACATCAAGATCCTTGACTTTATCCTTACGGAGCCAGGGAGAAAATCTCTTCCTTTTCCTGACACTATTTAGATAAAAGTCATATTGCAGTTTTTTGTCTAAGAAGTGAGACATGTTCATCTCATTTGCATAGAGGACAGTATCAAGGTGCCCAGACATGCATTTGTTAATGATGAACGGAGGGTATTCTTTTTCCAGTGAGGGATCTTCCTCTACCAGATCATTCTTGTTCTGGTTAATAGAATTTAACCAATCCTTTAATTCCAAGGTCACATCTCCATAATGAAAGTAGGGGGCATAGCCCCCATTATTCTATTGTATCAAACTTCTACCGTGATCAGTCGGTTGGCATAATCATGGGCATAGTGTGTACGGGCACCATGATGCCCCCAACCAATCCAACTATACGCATAGTTCATGTAACGGTTGATCGACTTACCAGGAGTTTTCATTAGGTTTTCGATACGTTGCCATTGAACTTCATTCGTAAGATAACGAAGTTGCGTTTGAAGTGATGATGGAGAACCACCATACCTCTTAGCGAAATCACCCAATCCATAATAACGGTTGGCAGATGTCCATTGGATCAGTCCATAGCCGCGGCCGCAGCCATTATAACTGGTCCTTGCACCACCTTCACAGATATTAGGCACGAACATAGATTCTTGCTTAATGTTACCCATGATGGTAGCGAGGGCGTTTCTGTCAGTAATACCTTGATCTTGC